CTGAGGCTGATCTCGACATGTCAAGTCCCGTCGTGTACATTCGCGGCATGACAGACGCACTCGTGATCTTTGAACACAACAACCTGCACCCGCTCAGCCCCATGCTGAAACGCGGGTATCGGCACGTCTGGTGTGCGGTGATCGACGAGCGCAGCCACTCATGGGTCGGTCACGATCTGCGGCTTGCGGGCCATGTGACCACGGTCCTGTGCGAGCCAGACTACCCGATCATCCAGTACCTGCGCGACCAAGGCAAAGAGGTCATCGCCATCAAACGCAACGATCGGCGCACGCTTGGGCCGTTTATCCTGAACAACTGCGTTGGCTTAACCAAATCCATCTGCGGCATCAGATCCTCGGCATTGACGCCTTGGCAGCTGCGTCAGCATCTTATCAAAACCAAATCGGGAGACATCGCATGTCACGCCTCGCCCTCTACCTGACGCTGCCCGGCATGGGCGGCGGCAGCGCCCCACCGCCACCTCCGCCCCCGGCAGCACCACCGCCCGCACCGACGATGCAGGACGCAGCATCAAGCCGCGCCCGAGCTGACGCAAGCCGCCGCGGTCGCATGCAGCAGGGCGTCGGCGGCAGCGTTCGCAACGTCGGCGGAGCGCAAGGCCTGAGCGTCAGCGACACCCAGCGTGCACTCAAGTCTCTCACGGGGCAGTGATGTCACAGCAACGAACAAACGCAGCGATCGCAAAGCGAGCCAAGGCGCAAGACACTACGCCACCGCCGCCCAAGCCGTCGCTGTCGTCACAGTAAGGGACGACCATGGTAGCTCAGACCCCAGAGAACCTGATGAATAGCTCGCTTAAGGGAAAGCGCGGCGCAATCTTTTTGCGTTGGAAGCGGCTTGAAGACGACCGATCAAGCTGGCGGTCTCACTGGATTGAGATCTCGGACTACCTGATCCCGCGCCGTGGGCGATATTTGATCGAGAGCCAGAGCACCAAAGGGCGCAAGCGCAGCAACAAGATCGTCGACAACACCGGCGGCCAAGCCCTTCGCACGCTGTCTGCAGGTATGATGAGCGGCATGACCAGCCCAGCGCGCCCGTGGTTCCGACTGCAGACGCCAGACCCGGAGCTGATGGATGCTCAGGGCGTCAAGGATTGGCTGGGTCAGGTCGAGCGCGTTATTCGTACGCTGCTGACCAGATCGAACTTCTACAACAGCGCGGCAACCGTCTACACCGAGCTCGGTGCGTTTGGCACGGCAGCCCTGTACCGGCGACGGCACCCCACCGACACCGTCGTGTTTCGCCCCTTTACCGCTGGCGAGTACGTCATTGCCGAGGACGAGTACGGCAACGTCAACACGCTGGGCCGCGAGTTCACGATGAGCGTGTCCCAGATCGTCGAGCAGTTTGTCATCCAGCGTGACGGCAGCGAGGACTGGGCCAACGTCTCGAAGGCAGTCAAGCGCCTGTGGGACCAGAAGAACTACGACGAGCGCATCGAGATCATCCACATGATCCAGCCGCGCCGCATGGAAGAGCGTGACCTGTCGCGCCCCCTCGACCCGAAGAACAAGGCGTTTATGGACGTCTACATGGAGAAGGGCGCGGACGGCGACAAGCTGCTGCAAGAGGGCGGCTTTGACACGTTCCCCGCCTATTGCCCGCGCTGGGATGTGCTGGGCGGCGACGTGTACGGCGTCAGCCCCGGCATGGAGCAGCTCGGCGACATCAAGCAGCTGCAGCACGAGCAGAAGCGCAAGGCGCAGGCGATTGACAAGATGGTCAATCCGCCGATGGTTGGCAGCATGAGCCTGAAGGGCAAGCCATCAACGGTCTTGCCGGGTGGCACGACGTACGTCGACCCGCAGCAAGGCACGCAGGGTTTCCAGCCTGCCTACACGGTGCAGCCTCGCGTCAACGAGCTGATGATGGACATCCAAGAGGTGCAGAACCGCATCCAGCGCGGCTTTTACGCTGACCTGTTTGCCATGATGATCAACAGCGATCGGCGCATGATGACCGCGACCGAGGTTGCCGAGCGCCACGAAGAGAAGCTCGTGCTGCTGGGCCCGGTGCTCCAGCGCCTAAACACTGAGTTCCTCGACCCACTCATCGAGGACGTGTTCATGTTTGCGCTTGAGGCAGGCATGCTGCCCCCGCCCCCGCCTGCGCTCGAGGGTGTTGACCTAGACGTCAAGTACATCTCGCTGCTGGCACAGGCGCAGGAGGCCGTCGCCGCTGCCTCGATCGAGCGCACCTTTGCGTTTGCGGGCAACCTGACCGCGGTGTTCCCGGAGATCGTCGACAACCTCAACGCCGACGAAGCCATCCGCAATTACGGCGAGATCCTCGGCACCAGCCCCGAGATCCTTCGCGACAGTGACGAGGTCGCGCAGATCCGTCAGCAGCGAGCGCAGGCGCAGCAGCAAGAGCAGCAGATGATGCAGCTGCAGCAGGGCGCGCAGGCCGCCAAGGTGCTGTCAGAGGCGGACACCACTACACCCAATGCGCTGACCGCCTTGTTGCAGGGCGGGGGCGGAACTCCGAGGCAAACCGTATGACCTATGAAGAGGCACACGAAAACTTCGAGTACCGCAATGGTGTGCTGCACTGGCGCACGGCGGGTGCCTGCCGAAAGGCTGGGGCCAAATGCGGCAGCCCAGACAGCCGGGGCTATTTGAAGGTGCAGCTGCAACGCAAGAGCCATTACGTCCACCGCGTGGTGTGGCTGATGCATCATGGCGCAATGCCTGACGATCAGCTCGACCACATCAACCGCGACAAGGCTGACAACCGCATAGAGAACCTCCGCGCCGCAGGGCAGTCTCTCAATAACTTTAATCGCGTCTTGCCGAGGCGCAGCAAAACCGGCGCGGTCGGGGTTGAGCGGCAGGTCACGGGCCGGTTCCGCGCGCGCGTCGGGAAAAAGACGGTAGGCACGTTTGCTACCGTAAAAGAGGCAACCGCAGCCCGTGAGGCCTACATGCGCGCGGAGGGGCAGACTATATGACCTACGATGCATCAGACCCGGCACAGGTTGCCAAGGCCGAGAAGGCCGAGGCCGATCGCCAGCGCGATCTGGACTACATCTTGAAGGAGCCGCGCGGGCGTCGCTTCCTGTACGAGCTGATCTATGGTACATGTCATGTAGGGCGGCTTAGTCACACCCCGGGCGACAGTGACAGCACCGCCTTTAATGAAGGCGCCCGAGCTGTGGGCGAGGCTCTGTTGGATCAGATCCGCACACAGGCGAAGGCCAAGTACATGCTGATGCTCGAAGAGAACCACTTCGGCGAATAGGAAGAGAGGACAAGACGATGACTGAAGAGAACACCGGCGACCTGCTCGCTGACGCCACAGAGACCACAGAAGACACGGCAGCTGAGGACACCACCGCTGCCGAGGAGACTACGCTTGCTGACGCCGACACGGGCGACGCAAGCGAAAAGGATGCCGCCGATCTGCTGTCGGATGACGAGAGCGGTGGAAGTGAAGGCGTGCCGGAAACGTACGCTTTCGAGCCGCCCGAGGACGTCGAGCTTGATGACGACACCAAGGGCAGGATTGAGGCTTTCGCAGACACAGCGAGAGAGATGGGGCTGACGCAACAACAGTATCAGTCGCTGATCGAATACGACCTCAATCGCGCGCAGCAAATGAGTGACGAGGCTGTTGCAGGCTGGGAAAGTCAGGTTGAAAGCTGGCGGCAAAGCGCCAAGGCGGACAAGGAGATCGGCGGCGAAAAGTTTGCCGAGAACCTCAAGGTCGCGGAGAGTGCGCTCAAGCAGTTCGCTGATCCCGATCTGCGTGCGCTGCTGAAGTCGCCCAGCCCTGAAAACCCGAACGGACTAGCCATCGGCAACAACCCCGCCATGCTGCGTTTCCTGAACCGCGTGGGCAAAGCAATCGCTGATCCGAACCTCCTGCAGGGCGACGCCGCCCCGGAGACTGAGGGGACGCTGCAGCGGATGTACCCGTCCATGTTTGACAAATCGGCGTAATCAAAAGGAGGGCCCATCATGGCCACACTTGGCGTCAAAAACCCGACCCTCGCAGACCTCGCGAAGGTAACCGATCCCGACGGCAGCATCGCTGACGTCGTCGAGATCCTGAACGAAACCAACGAAATCCTTGCGGATATGACTTGGCTGGAAGGCAACCTGACAACCGGCCACCGGTCGTCCATCCGTTCGGGTCTGCCTAGCCCCACTTGGCGTAAGCTCTACGGCGGCGTCCAGCCGACCAAGAGCCGCGCGGTCCAAGTGACGGACAGCTGCGGTATGCTGGAAGACTACGCGGAGGTCGACAAGGCCCTTGTGGACATGGCGGGTGACCCCGCTGCCTTCCGTCTGCAGGAAGATCGCCCTCACGTTGAAGGCATGAACCAAGAGATCGCAGACACGCTCTTCTACGGTGACGAGACTACGGCACCCGAAGAGTTCACTGGCTTTGCTCCTCGCTACAATGACAAGTCGGCTGAAAACGGCGACAACATCATCGACGCGGCTGGCACGGGCAGCGACAATGCTTCGATCTGGCTGATCTGCTGGTCACCAAACACTTGCCACGGCATCGTCCCCAAGGGCTCTGCTGCTGGTCTGTCCCAGCGCGATCTGGGTGAAGTGACCATCGAAGACGCAGACGGCAACAACGGTCGCATGCAGGCGTACCGTACGCACTACCGCTGGGATGCTGGCCTCTGTGTCCGCGACTGGCGCTATGCTGTACGCATCGCCAACATCGATCGTTCGTTGCTGACGGCAGATCTGACCACTGGGGCCGACCTCAACGACCTGATGCACCGTGCTCTCACAGAGATCCCGAATGCTTCGTTCGGTCGCTGTGCGTGGTACATGGACAAGCAGCTTCTTGGCTTCTTGCGCCGTCAGACCTCGGAAAAAGTGTCGAACTCCACCCTTACCCAAGAGATGGTCGGCGGCACAATGCAGACCAGCTGGGGTGGCTACCCGATCCGTCGGTGCGATGCCCTGTCCATCAACGAAGCTCGCGTCGTTTGAGCTTAATCAGAAAGGAGATCAGCTATGATCCTCGATGAACTTCTTGAGTTCGCCGATGCGACCAGCGTTGCGGCATCTGCCGGAACCGCCCTCATTGGTGATGTAATTGACCTGCAGGAAGCGCGGGACATCGGCAACGGTGAACCAATCTACCTCGTCATCCAGTGCGACACTTCGATCATCACCGGCGGCGCTGCCGGTACGGTCAAGTTCCAGCTCGTGTCGGATGCACAAGCCGCCATCGCCACCGATGGTTCCGCCACTGTGCACTTCGATACTGGCACTTTCGTTACCGATGGTGACGATGCCAACGCGCTGGACGCAGGTGCAACCATCGCAGCCGTCGCGCTGCCGATGGAAGGTAACGCTTACGAGCAGTACCTCGGCATCCTGTGCGTCACCGCGACGACCACAACCACGGCAGGCGCGATCAACGCGTTCCTGACCAAGGATGTGGCGAAGTGGCAGGCCTATCCGGACGGCCAAAACTAAGCTCTTGGCGGGGCCTCTGGGCCCCGCCTCCACCATCCTAGGAAGAGGATAATCACATGCCTATCAACGTACGTTTTGACAAAGTCGGCTTTTACCACCCCGCCTTCGGGCGCATGGGTCGCGGAAAGAACGCCGGTCGTGTTTACAGTCTGCCCGACTTTTTTGCCGATGCAGGTAAGCTGCCTGTGTCCGCCGAAATTATCGAAGACAAAGAACAGCTCGAGGAGATCCTCGAGGAAGAGAGCCAGCCCAAGCCAATTAAGCCGAAGGTGGTCGATGAGGAGCAGCTTAAACGCGCTCAGCAAACGGCAGAGCCTAAAGCTGAAAGCAACCGACGGCCCCCGGTGCGGTCACGTCGCAAGCCCAGCTCCAAGGAGTAAATCATGAGCTCTGAAGTCCAAATCGCGCGCCTCGCGCTTCAGCATCTCGGCGATCGTTTCGACATCACGTCGCTGAATGAAGCCACGCCGGAGGCTGAGCAAGTCAAGCTCGTTTTCGACAATGTGCGCGATATGGTTCTTCGGGAGCACCCATGGAAATTCGCCCGCAAATACACGACGCCTGCCGCTTTGGCTGGCGTCGTTCCGGGCAACTGGGACTACATGTTCACTTACCCGAGCGACGCTCTGCGGGTCATCCGCATCGTCAACCCTTTGGGCGATGAGCAGCCGCCGATCCGGTTCGAGACCGCGCGCAACAGCGCCGACGTTCACGTCATCCTGTGCAACGAAAGCGAGCCGACCCTAGAATACACCAAGCAGGTCATTGACCCGCAGCAGTTCGACCCACAATTCGTTACCGCTCTGGCGTATCGCATCGCTCAGTACATCGCGATGCCGATCACCGGCGACCGTTCGATCATGTCCGACATGAAGACACTTGCTGACGTTGAGATTGGCAAGGCGCAGGCAACCGATGCCAACGAGGGATTTGAGGCTGTCCGCCCTGCCGAAGCAACTTGGATCTCTGCGAGGTATTGATGCATGGCAAAACTCATTCAGCCCAGCTTTGCCGGTGGTGAGGTATCCCCTTCTGTAGCAGCCCGCGTCGATCTATCGAAGCGGGCAGTTGCCGTTGAGCGTGCAGAAAACTTCTTTGTCCGCGTCACTGGCGGGATGGAAAGTCGCCCCGGCATGCGCTTTATCGCCGAGGCAAAAACCACCGGCACCACACGCCTGATCCCCTTTGAGTTTAACACCGAGCAGACATACATCATCGAGCTCGGCGATCAGTACATGCGCTTCTACACCTACGGCGGCCAGATCCTGAGCGGCGGTTCGCCGTACGAAATCGCCACGCCATACCTTGCCGCAGACCTATTCGACATCGAGTTTGCGCAAAGCGGCGACGTCATGACGATCGTGCACCCGAACTATGCGCCGCGCGAGCTGGTGCGGATTACCAATACCAACTGGACGCTGACCGAAATCTCGTTCGCGCCCAGCCAAGCCGCACCCACCGCGCTGGCGCTGACCAACAATTACACCCAGAGCGGCGGCATCAGCGGCATCACGCAGGCCAACCCGGCTGTGGTTAGCTCGACGGGGCACGGGCTGTCCACTGGTGCTGAGGTCGAAATCACCGGCGTCGTCGGCATGACCGAGGTCAACGGCAACACCTACCGCATCACGGCGATCGACGGCGACAGCTTCCGCCTCGAGGGCACCGACAGTACGGGCTTCACCGCCTACACCAGCGGTGGCACATGGACCGTCAACGGCGATCTGCTGAAGTACAAGGTCACCGCCAACAATCGTGACACCTTCGAAGAGAGCCTGTCTGCGCTGTCCAGTACGACGCTGGCTGTCACCAACATCACGCAGGCAGACCCTGCAGTCGTCACCTTCACGTCGGCGCACGGTCTCGAGTACGGGGACGAGCTTTACATAGACAGCGTCGTTGGCATGACCGAGATCAACGGGCGTCGCTATCTTGTGCTCGATGCCCCGACATCGACCACCATCGAAATCATGAGCACCAGTCGAGCGCCGATCGACAGCACAAGCTACACCGCTTACACCAGCGGCGGCTCTATGCGCACAGCGTTCGTCACGACGACAGCAACGGCACTGGCGTGGGACAACACTATTACTTGGGCGGCTGCTGCTGACGCCGACACCTACAACGTCTACCGCGCCGACGAGGGAGGCCTGTACGGCTTTGTCGGTCGTACCGACAGCCTGACCTTCAACGACGACTTCATCGAGGCAGACACCGGCGACACCGCGCCCCTCGCGGTGAACCCGTTCGAAGAGGGCGCAGGGTTCTGGCCCAGCACCACCGGGTTCTTCCAGCAACGCCAGATCTACGCCAATTCGGATGCCTTTCCCAACCGGTTCTGGATGACGCAGACAGGCGTGTTCTACAACTTCGCCACCTCGACCCCGCTGCGCGACGACGATGCCATCATCGCCACGCTGGCGGCCCGGCGCATCAACGAGATCCGGCACATCATCCCGCTGAGCGATCTGGTCATCCTGACGACCGGAGCGGAGTTCCGGGTCAAGGGCGCAGGCGACGCCGCGTTCACCCCGTCAACCATCAACATCAAGCCACAAAGTTACTACGGATCGACGGCCCTGCGCCCGATCGTTGCCGGGGACGTGGCGCTGTACATGGCACCGGGCAACTTCATTCGAGAGCTTTCTTATGAGTTTGCTACCGACAAGTTCACAGGCCGGGACATCACTGTCCTTGCTCGGCACCTGATGGATTACAACGAGATTGTGGACTGGGGTTTTGCCCCGTCGCCATACGACCTAATCTGGCTGGTGCGGGACGACGGCACCGCTTTGACGCTCACCTACCAGCGCGAGCAGGAAGTCTTTGCTTGGGCCAGATCCTCAACGCAGGGCGATTTTAAGAGTGTTGCTGTGGTGCGCGAGGGCGACAAAGACGTTCCGTATTTTCTCGTGCGCCGTACGATCAACGGCACGGTCAAGCAGTTTGTCGAGCGTCTTGACGAGCGCGAGTTTGATGATCTGCAAGATGCATTCTGCGTCGACTGCGGACTGACGCTCGATGTGCCAATCACCATCACCAACATGACCGCAGCCAACCCGGTGGTGGTCACCGCCCCATCGCACGGTCTGAGCAATGGCGACACCGTCGACATCTCTGACGTGCTCGAGGTCTCCAGCAGCAACACCCGGCAAGCAGTGGCATCAGCAGATTACACCGGCACCGGATTTACAGTGGCCAACGCCACGACGAACACCTTTGAGCTCAACCTAAATGGCTCGGGGTATGACGGTTCTGGCTTCGCTGCTTACTCTTCCGGTGGCGTAGCTAGAGAGGCGGTCACCACTTTGTCCGGGCTGTCTCACCTTGAGGGAGCAGAGGTGGTGGCCGCCGCCAATGGCTATGCCGAGACTGGGCTCATTGTATCAGGTGGGTCCGTCACGCTCAGCACGCCCGCCAGCCGCGTGCATGTGGGCCTACCCTATACCTGCCGCCGATCTCGACCTACGGAGGCAGTAATGCCGTCGACAAGCGCACCATGAACATCAACCGCCTGACCGTGCAGGTCGAGCGCACCATGGGCATGTGGACTGGCCCTAGCACTGACTTGATGCGCGAAGCCAAGTTCGGCATGCCCACCGGCTACGGACAGCCTTTGCCTATGGTCACCGAGGACGTCAACACGACGCTTAAAGGCGACTGGAGCAAAGAAAAGCAGGTCGTGATCGAGCAGCGCTCGCCGCTTCCGATGACTATCCTCGCTGTCGTGCCTGACGTGGCTGTGGGGGGCAACTGATGATCCGGGAGCTGAACCACGATGACCTGCCTCAGCTGCTGGAGCTGGCGCGCGAGATGCATCGCACGGGGGTCTACGCCGCCTATCCTATGGACGAGGCCCGCGTCGCGTTTATCCTGACCCGCCTGATCGAAGTGCCAGAGGCGCTATCGATTGGGTACGAAATCAAGGGCAAGCTAGTCGGCGCGTTTGTCGGTGAGATCATCCAAGATCTGTGGATCGATGTGCGCGTCGCTGTTGATCACGCATTCTATGTGCGCGAGGCAGATCGAGGCAGTCGCGCCGGGATTATGCTGCTCCGTACCTTTGAAAAATGGGCTGCAGAAAATGGCGCTGACGTTCTGCGTCCGGTCGTGTATGCTGGAGTCGACAACCAAACCGTCAACAGCGTGCTGCATCGCATGGGCTATGAGAGCGCAGGCACCGTACACAAAAAGGAGGCCGCATAATGTGTATCAGCGCAACCGTCCTAGCGATTGCCTCCACCACTGCCACCGTCGTCAGCGCGGTGCAGCAGGCCAACGCCCAAAAGGCGCAGGCTGAATATAATTCCGCTGTCGCCCGCAACAACGCCATTATCGCCGAACAGAACGCCCAAGACGTCGAGCAGCGAGGTGATGTCGCGCTTGCTCAGCGACGTCAGGCGCTCAACCAAACCATCGGCAGCGCTCGCTCTGCGATCGCGGGCTCTGGCCTGCTGGTCGACGACGCACCAGAGACGACACCGGCAATGCTGCTCGATGACCTGACCATTGCTGGACAGATGGACATCCTCACGCTCGAAGGTAACATTGCTCGCGAAAGCCGCCGCGCCCGCATTCAAGGGTCGCAGTTTGAGGCGCAGGCCGGGCTATTTGATCTTGAAGCCAGTAGCATCAGCCCCGGCCTTTCCGGGCTCAGCGCTGGTTTGGGGTCGGCGTCACGCAACGCCGATCTGCTATTTTAAGGGGGCCGCTGAATGGTTCGTGTACCAACACCTGCAACACAAGGCCCGCAAGATCTCGGCGGCATGGAGACGGGACCCCGTTCCAGCAGACCCAGCTGCCTGACCTGTCGTTCAATGCCCGCCAGCTCGGGCGCATTGGCGAAGCTCTGGGCAATGTGGCTGCGGAGTTTGGACGCCGTGAAAACGAAACCACGCTGCTCGAGGCGCAGAACGACATCAACGATTGGCGCAATGGCGTATTCAATCCAGACACTGGCGTGCTTCGGCAAGAGGGTGGTGACGCTGTAGGTGCAACGGATCGCACCATCGCCAGCGCCGAAGAGTTTTCCAATGTCATGGAGCAGCGCTACGGCAACCGCCTGACCGCGTCTGGTCGGTTGGCATTGCGTACGCAGCTGCAGCAAGAGACCCAGTCGGTCGCAACACGCGTTATTTCTCATGAAGCCACGCAACGTCGGCAGTATGAGGTCACACTGCTTGAAGCCAACATCGAAGATGCGCTCGACCAAATTACCCGAGACCCGACCAACGACGAGGTATTTAATCAGCAGGTCGGGCGCATCCTGACCAGTACGACGCAAGCATCAGTCTTGTCTGGCGAGACCGGCACCGAGCTCGGCACCCCAGCCGCCAACCGTCAGCAGGAGGCGCTCACCGCAGCTGTTGGTGCGCGTGTCGCGTCACTCGCAGGTCCGCAGTTTCGCCAGCCCGGTGCGGCGATGGCGCTGCTCGACACCTACGCTGACCAAATTGACCCCGATACCTACGCGGAACTTTACCCTCAGATCCGCGAAGCCAACATCAACCAGCGCGCGCTTTCGGAAGCAGAGGCTGCAGCGATCACCGAACGCACGGGGATCGCTCCGGCCTTTGTTCCGCAAATTGCAAACGCCAGTTCGTCAGGCGCACAGATTATCGATTACAACGGCGTACCTCTGGCAGTGACTGCAGGCACAAACCCGCTCATCGGGTCGCTTGATGGGGCGTCACGCCTGACCAACCCAGACGCCGCCGTCACCATGGACGAAATGCTGAGCGGGCCATTTATGGTGCTGCAGCGTCGCCTTGGTCGCACGCTGGTCATCCGCGATGCGATCGCCAAAGCCGGGACAAGTCGAGAGGCCGAGACCCCGGGGTCGCAGCACTTTGAAGGTGCTGCGCTCGACATCGACATCACCAACATGAATTACCAAGAGCGGCTGGCGCTGGTGCAAGAGGCAATGCAGCTGGGTTTCCGGGGCTTCGGCTTTGGCAACGGCACCATGCACATCGACATGCGCGAAGGCGACAACCCCACCGTCTGGACCTATGGCGGGCACGAGGCTGGCTGGAACGGGCTTAATGAAACGCAGCTGCGCGCCCTGACAAGCGGTATGCAGCGAGGGTCTTGGAGCCCCACCACAGCCGCAGCAAACGGCGGTGATTACATTAGCTCGATCGCTGACCCGGAGGTCAGAGCCCGGGCGCAAGACGCTTATGTTGCAGACCTGCGCTTCCAAGACGCAATGCAAAGCCGAGAGCGCGCAACGATCCT